GTCCTCGGCAACGCCGGTTTCTTGGCGATGTCCTGCGCCGCCTTGAGCAGCGCCGGGTTCTGGGCCATCTCGCGCGATTGGTCGCGTATCTTAACAAGCCGCTCCGACACCGCATCCAGTTGAGCAACCAGCTTGCCGATGCCCTGGAAGACGGCGGCGGCGAGGAAGCCGCCGGCAAAACTCCCAGCCGCGCCGCCTATCACCAGCGATAGGTTCTGCGCCGTCTTCGTCACATTATCGAACTGCGTCAGCAGCCGGCGCACGCTCTTCGTCGCCAGCACGTCCATGACGCCGCTGGTTTCTTTCGTCGTCCTGTTCAGCGACTTGAGTTGCGCGTCGAGCGCCCCGACGCGAGCCGATGCAGCCGTCAGTTGCGCCGAGGGGAATTTGTCGCCGGCTTCCGCGCCGGCTTTTGCGAAGTCGCGGGCCTCCTTTTGTGCCGCCCGAAGCTGCGCCTTCAGCAGTTCGATGTCGGCCCGTGCCTTGCCGCTGTCAGCGCTGATGCTGATCGTCAGGTTATCGGGCATCGTCGCTCAATTCTTTGAGTGTCTCCTTGATCGCCTTGCCCTCGCCTTGGGCACCGAGCGTGGCGATGTGCAGTTGCTCGGCGAGCTCGCGGCGCCTGCGGTGCGATGCGATGGTGAGAAAGGCGCCGATCTGTTTCGGCGTGTAATTCATCACGTCGCCGGGACTGTGGCCGCATGCGATGAGCTGTTCGGCGGCGGCGGCGTATTCGTAGCCACTTCCTTGCCAGAGGGGAGCGCGTCGGCGCCGAGCAGTCGGGCGAGCTTTTCGACGAAAGGGTCGACACCGCCCGGCATCGTGAGCTCGCGTATAGCGATGAGGCACTCGGCGGCATCGTCAATCGACAGCGCGTCGCCGATTGTCTCGGCCGCTTCGGGTTGGCTGGCGGCAATCGCGATGATGGCGCCCACCGCATCCGGCGCCGCCTCGATCAACGTGTCGACATCGAGCGCAGGCGCGCCGCCGGCCCACAATTTGCGCAATTCCGGGAAGCGCACCAGCAAATCGGCAATGTGCCGCAGCCCGAGCCCGCGCAACTCCACGGTGCCGATGGACAGTTCCACCGGGCGGGTCTGCGGTACGATGTCGACCAGTGAAACCATCAGGTCACACCGCCTACCGCCTCGCCCATCAGAGTCAGCATCAGGTTGTCGTAGGTGAACTCGTCCATGACGATATTGAGGGATGCGTTCTTCTCGGTAACGACTTCCAGGTCTTTCGCCCTGACGCCATATCGTGACGAAAAGTGCGCCAGCGTCGTGATATCCGGCGTGAACTCGAATGTCGGTACATTGCCGATGTCGCGATAGGCGATGTCTCCCTCAAGCTGAATTGAAACGACGCCCTTGCCGATATAGTACATATCGACCAGCGGCGAGACGGCCCCGGTATCGGGATGGGTCAGCGTGCCGAATACACCAGTGTCGTCCACCAGCACCTCGCCGGTAAGCTGAAGCTGCCCCCATTCGTCCTGTATCATGCCGATGGCAGCGCCCGGCCTGAACATGACTTTCGTCAATTCCATCGTGATCTGCGGGCCGATATCATTGGCCCCGACAAACTTTACTTTGCCGATGATCTCCGATTTGGCGAAGATGTTGAACGTGCCGGCAGCCATTGGTTTGCTCCTTTACGTTGGCTTGTTGCCTTGCAGTGCCTCGCCGATGGCCGCGGCGATCAGAGCGCGGGCCCGCGGCAACTGGATGAGCGCCGGCCCACGCAGAAAGCGCAGCGCCTTGAGTCGCGGCTGCCGGCGGGTGTACCGGCCGACCTTCACCGTCTTGCTGCGGATCGAGCGGTTGTGCGCCGCCACCTTTACCCGCTTGCCGAGCCGCTCCTTGCCCGGCCCGCCATACTCCAGCGCACCGGCAATCTTGCCGTAGTTGATGCCCGTCCCTTCGTCGCGCAGCACCCGCACCCGGCCACGTATCCAGTGCCCGCCGTGGCGTTTGCTGATGCCGGTGTCCACATAGGCGTGGGTGTGCGGGCGCAAGAGGTTGGGCTCGGCGGCCTCGACCTTCGCCAGCAACTCGTGCGTCAGTTGGGTGATGACCTCGCGCAACCGGTCGCGCAGCGCCTCGGGGAACTGGTCGAGCCGCGCCAGGATGCGGCCGTTGTCGTGCTCATCGATGCGCCAGTCGATGCCGCCGGTCACGACGCCAGATCGTCCAGCTTCCAGGTGTAGGCAAAGACAAATGTGAGATCGAGCCGATGCTCTTTAGTCTCGGCATCCGGCGCCATCGCGACGCAACCCTCGTAACGGATGCCGCCATTGCGCCCGGTTGCCGCGATAAGCTCGGCGTCGGTCAGCACCGCCAGCACCACTCGGCTGCGGTAGAGCGACATCAGCCCGCCGGGATCGACACCGTTGCCGGCGCGCACAAACACGGTGACGGCAGGCGACAACTCCATCCTGCCGATCTCGCTGTAGCGGGCGCCGTTGGCCAGATCGCGCATCTGCTCGATGCCGTCCTGCACGATCACCGCCGGCCGGTTCAATGCCGCTACGTCGAGCGTGTTGCGCCCGACCGCGCGCACGCCTTCCACCGCACCGCACACCGTCACCAACCGGGCGAGCAGCACCTCCCGCGTGTCAGCCACGGCAGAGCAGGTTTACCCGCACCAGCACGCCGCCATAGCTCAGTGGCGCGATCTGGGTGATGTTGGCCGGATTGTCCTCGATCAGGATGCGGTCGTCGCGCGAGGGCAGGCCGAAGCCGTCAAGCGATGTCGGGCTGATGACGACGCGGATCTCCTGCACGCCGCCGGCTTCCAAATCCTGTGGCCCAAAATTGCGCACCGCGGCCGGGCATGTCACGCTCTCGGCCACGCTGACATCGCCTGCGGCATCGACTGCCGTGCGCTGCAACACCACGCTCTGCCCGTAGCCGGCGATCGCCGCGTCGAGCCGCGAGATCAGCACTTGCGGCGTCATACAAGCCGGCGCCGCCGGCGCAGGATCGCACCGAGACCCAATAGACCGGACCCTAGCAATCCCAACGTCCCAGGCTCTGGCACGGCAATCTGCGAGATCGTGTCGGTGATGCCGGTAACCGTCGCGTTGTCGCCGGTCGCGATGTGCTGGTTGACCGTCATGTCCAGCGTGGTGCTGCCGAAAACCTCCGTGACGGGGCAGGTCGACGTGTTGGGGTTGACCGTGCGGGTACACGAGAATGTCACGCCATTGGCGGACCCGGTCAGCGTAGCGCTGGCGCTGGTCCCCGCCGGGGTCGAGTTCAAGGTGAAGTCCTTCTCCAAATCGTGGATCTGGAAATTACCTGCCAGTTGCGGGTTGATCGCGACCTCGTAGGTTATGTCGCCGTTGGCGTTAGGCCCGAGCGAGCCAATAAATCCCACCGTCACGTCACCCTGTAACGAAAGTGCAGAGAAGGTGGCGAGGCCGGTGCCCGTTAGTGCGCCGCCGACACTGACGTTGCCAAACAGCTTGTCGCCAGCCGAGACGCAGTTGCCGCCCGATAGCTGATCTAATGTGGCGGCGCCGGAAAGGCCGAGCGAAGTCGTGGTGCCGCTGCACACCAGCGCGTGCGCGGGCAGAGAAAACGCCGACAGCGCGATGACGGCGGCCGCGGATAGAAGCGTTTTCATTTAACAGTTCCTTTCATACCGACCAGATTTTGTATGGCGCCAGCATGTCGCGGGCGCCGGGCGGAATGGCGCCGCCGCTGGTCCCGGCGCCTGCATCTCCGGCGTAAACCTGCGTAATCAGGTCCGGTATCGTTTCGCTACGCAGCGCGGGATCGCGCCCGATGGCATTGTGCCGCGCCGTCAGCCATTCGAGGCAGGCGCCCTGCACGTCGGCCGGGATCGGGTCGTAGCCCGCGGTGTAGTCGACCAGGATCGTCGTGCCCATCCAGCCGGCGACGCTGGTGCCATCGAGGCGATAGAGCGCGCCCTCCTCCGGGTAGACGTCCCACGCCGCCACATCGACCGCGGCGCCGTCCTCGCTCACCGTCACCAGCGGCACGCCGGCGTCGTCGACGACAATCGGAAACTGCCGGGTGCGCAGTGGCTCGCCCGAATAGAGCCAGTTGTAGACGTAGCGGAATTGATCCTGATAGGTCTGCACCGCAAAGATCCGGTTGCAGTAGTTGTTGACCGCCGCCGACACCGCGTCGATCTGCTGCGTCAGCACCGCGTCCTTCGACGTGTCGGCCGCGTCGATGCCGAGCGCCGCTTTCGCGTCATCGAGGCTCACCAGCGCCAGGCTGTCGGCCGGCGTGATCACCCGCGTGATGCTGTAGCGGACATTGGTCGGCATCAGGCGGCGCGCTCGGTGTGGTAGAGCTCGAAAAACTCCCGCAGGTCGAGCGGCGGCCCGACGCTGCCGTCCGACATCACCGGCACGGCGCGGTAGTCGCGCGTCTCCCAGCGGGCAATGGTCGGCGCCGGTGCGCCCGGAGCCCCACGGTCGCCCTTCTCGCCGGGCTTGCCGCGGCTGCCGGCCCGCGCCGACACGGCCCAATCGTCGCCCGGCAATTCGCCGGGATCATCGCAGCGCGCCCGCCACTCGGAGTCGCGGAAGGTCACGAGATCGTATTTCTGGTACTGCCGCTCGGGGTCGTACAGCCCGCAAACCTCGCCGACATAAGGCGCCTCGCCGCAGGCCGCGATGCAGATCCAATCGTCATGCGGTGGCTGTCGCGCTGTGTCGCGCCGCGCTTGCCAAGTACCGCCGGCATGGGAAACCACAGCGCCCTCATAAACGATGCCCTCGCTCCATTGTTTTGCGATTGGCAGCTTGCCGGGCGGTCCTTCTTCCCCCCGCGGCCCAACAACGGTTTCTCCTGGAGGCCCAGGCGGTCCGCAGACGCTATCCCCCGGCAGGCCTTGCGGGCCACGCTCTCCGGTGGAGCCTCGGATATTACCTACGATTTGCCACGGCATTTCTAGGTTGCCTGCGCCATCAGGCTTTGCGTACCATGCCGTTCACGCTCTCCATTCCCCAAGGCCAACCTCCGATGTCTGCCGCTAGTGCATCCGAAATCGCGCGTTTCAACTCAAAGTGGGCTAGGGTCGGCGACTGCCATATTTGGCAGGGCACACAAGACCGTGATGGATACGGCTATCTCACGTTTCGGCGAGCATCGCGTCGAGCGCATCGCGTCGCGCTTTTTATTGCCGGCCGCGAAATACCGCATGGACACGTTGTAAGTCATACTTGCCGAAACCGAGCGTGCGTAAATCCCCAGCACCTAAGCGTGCTATCTGTTCGCGAAAACGCGCTTCGCGATGGAATGCTTGGATATGTCAACACGAAGAAGACGCATTGTAGAAACGGGCATCCATATGATCGCGTTTATAACGGTCAGCGCTATTGCTCTACGTGCGAAGCTGAAAAATCAAAGCGGTTGCGTGCAAAATGGAAAGCTGAAGGCATAATCAGGATCTGAACTGATAAACATCGCCGGTCTCGCCGTCGAAATACAAGTCTCCATCGTGGCCGCCGGCAGCAGGCGGCCCGCGGCCCACATTCAACATCGCACCTCTTTCACCCGGCTCCCCATCGCGGACCTCGGCAAGCCGGGCGGAAACAGCATCAGCGAGGGCGCGCTCGGCGTTCGCCGCACGCAACTCGTTTTCCGCGCGACTGGCACGAAGTACGGCCATCTCCTGGCGGATTTCGGCTAGCGCTGTCGCGAATGACAGCTTCAGTTCCCGCTCGATGCGACCCGCTATGGAGCCGAGTTCCTCGGCGATGATCTCAAGCGGCGACGGCGACACGATGGCCTGATCGGACAGCGGTGAGGAGTTTATTGCCATCGACAGCTTCCGTATCCGTTGGCGCGTTATCTGCCCCGGCGGGCGGCGCCGCGGGCGGCGCGTCCGGCGCCGGGGTAGCCGGCGGCGCCTGGTCCCAGGCACTGAGCGGCACGACCTGTTGTTGCACCCGCGGCTCGTCGCCGAACGGCATAGCCGGCAGATCCTCTTTGGCGCGCGCCTCGTTGGGCGAGAAGATGCCGCCCTGCACACCCCTCGCCAGCCCCTCGATCCGGTCACGGAAATTGGCCCGCAACAGCGCCTCGAGATCGAGCTCCAGATAGTCGTCGGGCCAGCCGCCGAGGGCAAAGAGCCGCCCCACGGCGTCTTCGATGAGGTTAGCGCAGGGGCCGAGCCCGGTTGATATCCAGAACCCCATCAGGCTCTCGGTTGAGCCTTGCGGCCCGGTGCCGGCCATCAACGACAGGAGCGCCAGCGGCACCCGGTAAGCCATGGCAATGCGCTGGTCGCTAACCTGCAACCGCTCGGCCAGTTGCGCGTCGCGGCTGTTGACCACGGCTGGCTTCCATTCGAGGCCGTCCGTCAGGATCGGTGTGCCGCCGGCGTTGATCCCTTGGGTGTGCTCGTCCCACTTGGCACGCAGCCGTTCAACCGCTTCCGGCTTGTCGTGAAAGCTGGCGGGTGTCTGGAGCACACCGGAGGGCCGCCCCTCGTTGGAGGCATAGGCCAGTGCCTGCGCCACCAGCGCGTTCGATACGGCTATATCCAGCAGCGCCGCCTCTAGGGGCGCACAGCCTTGCAACGGATTGCGCGGGTTCGGCAGCCGTACATGCAGCACATCGCGCGCCGGCACCTGTTGCAACGCCTGCCGATCGTCGGCAAACAAGCGCTCGACAATCGCATTGCCGGCGAGCTGGTAGTAGATCGCCCCATCGGCGCCGACACTCACCGAGCACTCGCGCGGGGTCATCAGGTGAATTTCGGATATCTCGAAACGGTTGTTGCGGATCGCCAGCCCGAAGGCAGCACCCTCGCCATAGAGACAATCGGTGAGATAGAGGAAGAAATCGGACGGCGACTGATAGGCGTTCGGTCGCTTCAGTATCCGCGACAGCGCCGATGTCGTCACCCGCTCCCGGCCGCCCTTGCCGTCCGATTGCCAGTGCGTGCCGGCGCACATGCTGATGGTCTGGGCGTAAGCTTGGCGGCAGGCGTAGACGACAGCCGAGCCACTCGGGCGCAGCGGGTCGTAGCCGAGCTGCCACCAGTTAATCGGCCAGTTCTTCGGGATGCCGCTACTGCCGACGGTCAGCGGAAACCCCGACGGCCCGAACTGCTTGGCCCGCGGGCGGAAGACGCTGGCGAGCGCCCCCGCAGCCCGCGCGACCAGTTGCGCCATGCTATCGCGCCCGGCTGCTGCCGCCGGTCATCCGGGAGGCGCCGCCATTGCCGGCAACCTGCACCGCATTCGACGGCGATGCCTCGGTGCTACCACCGGCATTGGTTGCCGTCACTACGCAAGTGATCGACTTACCCGCGTCGTCGGCCGCAACGACGTAGGTATTGCCGCTCGCGCCGCCGATGGCGGTGCCGTCGCTTTTCCAGTCGTAGGCATACCCGGTTGGCTCGCCTTGCCAGTTGCCCATCGTGCAGGTGAGCGTCTCGCCGACAGCGCCATTGCCGCTGAGGTTCGGCACATCGACATTGACCGGCGCCCCTGGCTTTGGCGTGCCGCCCGTGCCGCCTTGCGGTAGCGGCGGGCGGTTGCTCGGTGCCGGTTGGGCCTTCTCCAAGAGCGCCTGTTGCGCCGCCAGGGATGGCATTTCAGGATTGTCGGGGTTTGCCTTGTCGTCCGGGTGCATCAACCCGAGCCGCAGGAGATCGTTTTCCTCCTGGGTCGGCGTCGGTTGCGACTGCTCGGTCACCTTCAGTTGTTGTGCCGTCAGCGCCGCTCGCGCCTGCTGGTCGGCGCGGTACTGGTCTTCCGTGACTGCCATCGGGTTGCTCCTTTGTGGTGAGCCGGGCCAGGAACTCCCGACCCGGCTTCCACCATCCGTAACGTCTGCGAAGTGTTACCAAGTCACGCTCTGGGTCCAAGCGATGACGCCGGTGCGCAACATTGCCCAGTTCATCGGCAGGATCATGCGGAGCGCCAGGCTGTCGGTCTGGAACATCGAGCGCACCGGGGTTGCGGCCACCGCGGAACCCTGCGCACCCGTGGTGATTTGCAGCGGCGTCGTGTCCTCGAAATGCAACGTCGCTTGGTTAGAGACGTCGAACCGCGGATCGTCGCCCGTCACCGACATAAAGTCGGCGGCGTCGAGCAGGATCACCATCCCCACCGGCACAGTGCTCGACACGATCACCGGGTAGCCCACCAGCCGGTTCGAGTTCATCTCGCCCTGGAAGGGAAACGCGACCGCGCCGGCAGCGCCCTGCGTCAACCCGATCGAGTTTTTTTGCACCGGGTTCATGATCCACACCGGGCTGCGCAGGCTGTTCGCCCCGGCAAGGACCGCGGTCAGTGCCTTGACGTCGCCGACCAGCGCCGCAATCCCGCCGCCCGCGGTTGCCGTCGTGGCGCTGACGCCCGCCCGCAATCCCGAAGGCCGGATCGAGGTGAAGGACGTGGCGTCGATCAGCACCGTATCCACCGCAACCTGCGTGTCGTCCTGGATTAGCTTGCGCAGGATGCCCTCGATCTCCGGGTTCGAGTGCTCGGCGATCTCGCGGGTGTAGCTGACGATCACCGCCATTTTTTTGAGGCCGAGGGTGATCGGCACAAACGCGGCCTGCCGCACCGGGATTGGCGCGCCCTCGGCGACGAAGCTGCCAGCCACCGTTGGCGTCGCCGCGCGCGTCGGCATGGTGATCTGGGCAAACCGCCCGAGCGTCTGGCGGAAACCCATCGCCGACAGAGGGCCATAAATCCCGCCCGGCATCAGGGATTCTACATAGTCCCCGTATTGCGTCGTGGCGAGCTCAGCCGCCCATCCGGTGGTGCCCGTCGTCGCCGGCGCGGTGGCGGCGCGCGTGTACCACTCGTGGGTGCCCTTGATCTGCTCCCAATCGCCATAGCTGCCGTAACGCTCGGCCATCACCTGGTCGAGCGGCTTGTTGGTGACGTGCGCCAGGGTGACGCCGACGCAGTGCCTAATAAACAGATAGCCGGGCTTCTCCTCCTTCTTTGGGATGGCCCACGCCTTCGGCCGGTCCATCGTCACCGGCACGTTGCTGCCAGGCGGCAGGATCGTGGTGCGCGAGGCTGGCACGGTGATCGGCTGGCTTTCGCTGCCGAGCGCTTTCTCGACCCGCTCCCAGGTCGCGATCTTCTGCTGCACCTCCTCGATTTTCACGGTGAGGTCCGTGAGGCGGCTGAGGTCGTTGTCAGGATCGACGCCGCCGATCTGGTCGCGTAGCGCCACGAGCTCCTGCTGGGCGCTTTCAATTCGTTCGCTGATGTTCATGTCTCTAAACTTCCGGGATAGGTCACCTCGCTTGGCATGCACGCCATGAAACCCGCCCGGCGTGGCCCGATCCTCTTTGGCATGCACGCCGAAGATCAGGCTTTGCCCTTGCGGGGAGATCCCGAGCGATTTCGCAATCGCCAGGGCTTTCGGATTGGCGCCGACGCTGACGAGCGAACACTCGACAAGCTCGGCATCAAGGAAGCGGAAGCCGCCCGTCGCTTTGAGCGGCTCGAAATTGTCCGAGTGAAACCCAACGCTCACGGCGCGCAGCACGCCGCCCTTCACCGCGGTATGCAACTGGCGCATTTCGTCGGTTTCGGCCGGCATCAGTTCCAAGCGGCCGGTTAATTGCCCGCGGCGCACACCGACATCGACCCAATTGCCGATGGGAAACTTTGGGTCGTGCGCAAACAGCGCCACGGGGTTGGCGCGGAAGTTATCGAGCTGCCAGCCTGCCGGGTCGATGATGTCGCCCACGCGGTCCACCGAGCCGTCGCTCATGACGAACTCGAGCGGATCGGCAGCGGGCGGCGGCGCCGCCGACTGTTTCTGTCGGAGTTGCATGCAGCGTGTCCTTCGAGCGCGGCCGATGCCGTGCCCGCTAAGTGCGGTGTTTCGAGATGCCGGCTAGGGTAGCCGCCGAACCGGCTGTCAGCGCGCCCAGCGCGCTAGTATTGCGCCCAATAGAAAACGCTCGTCACCGGCCCGGTGCCCCACGTCTGCAGGCACATCGCCTCGGCCGGCCCGGTCTTCTCGCCGGCATAGGGGATGCGGTTCACAATGCCCTGCGGCGGGATCAGCATTCGCGGGATGACGATCTGCGTGTTCGTCTGGCAATCCCTCCCGGTGCCGCTGGTGAGCTCGAACTCCAAATCCTGCCCGCCCAGCCCGCGCATAATCATGTAGCCGCAGATATACACCCGCTTGCCCGCAAGCGCGGCCACCCGCTCGGTGCGTACTGTCGGCCCATTGGTTTGTGCCGTGCGTGTCTGGTCGCAAACCTTTTGAGCCGAGGCGGCGGACGGCAGCAACAGCAGCAAAGCTGCCAGGGTAATGAGTCTGCTCATGCGATCAGTGTCTCGATGTTCATGGGCGCGATCGCCGCCGGGTTCAGCGACATGCGGTCGACGGCGTTGATCAGCGCCGCCCAGGGGTCGATCTTGGCATCGCCCGCATTCTGCTTGGTGGCGCGGATCGCGGTCGCGGTGGGCTCGATCTTCACGTTCCCGACGCACCAATCCATCAGCGACGAAGGCGCATGCACCAGGGCGCCGCTGACCAACCGCCGCTCGGCGGTCTTGATCGCGCCCATGAGCCGGTAGCCCTGCCCGACGCCGATCAGCATGCCGTTCTCCAGCGTCACGTCGATCGCCGCGAGCTCGTCGACCAATTCCCCGATGCCGGCCGGATCAACCGCGACGCACGCCAGGAGCCCGCGGTCCTTGATCGCCTCGATGTGCGCCACGATCGCCGAGAGATCGGCGAGCTCGTCGTCGACGATGGTCAGCTCGCCGGCGTCTGCGAAATCCTGCAGCACCGCGGCGATCGACAGCCGCCGGTCGAGCACGCCCTCGTGGCACCAAGCATGCGACCATGACAGCCAGCGATGCACCCGCCGGATCTCGCCCTCGCCCTCGTCGACGTCGCTTTCCTGGCGCTCGCGGCCCAGCACCGTCAGGCCGAACAGATCGTCGAGCCCGCCGCCGTCGACGCCGACCACCACGACTTCGCAGCGGTCGAGCAGCCGGTCGAGCGATAGCCCCGGCTCAACCCGCGCCTGCCAGTAATCGGCACCGGCCCAGCGGTCAGAGCGCAGCGCCAGCCCAACCTCGACGTTGAGGTGCTGCGAGGCCCAGCGCCGCAGCTCGGCGTTGCCCTTCAGCTTCGCGGTGGCGAACTCGTCCTCGAGCCGCGCCAGCGTCACCGAGCGGCCGAGGTTCGGCATCACCATCGGCCAGTTGACCGGGTCCGACCAACCGCTGCCGGTCATGATATCGCGCGGAAACTCGTAAAGGATCGGCAGCATGGCGCCCGCCGCCCGCCCGTCCCGAATGTCCCGCGCCATCTGCAATTCAGCCAGAAAAGCCCCCTCCGGTCGCTCATCCGATTGCGTCGTAATGAACACCAGGAAGGATTCCGGGATCGGCAGCATGCCGCCGCGGATCTGCCCGATCACCCGCGCCGCCCGTGCGCTTTTCGATATTTCGTGCAGTTCGTCGAGCAGCACGCCCGCCGGCTTCACCCCGGTCAGCACCTTGGCGTCGAAGGTCTTGATCAGCAGTTGCGCCTTGGTGCGCCGGTCGGTGATCGTCTTCAGGTGCTCCTGCACAAACATCCGCTTTTGCAGGAACCCGTCAGGGTCGGCCTCGATCATCCCGGCCGCCTGGTCGAACGCCAGGTCGGCGGTAATCTTGGTCGGCCCGATCAACAGAAACTCGGCCCGCGGCCGCCGGTTCATCAACAGCGCCGTCACCATCAGCGCCGCGCCGTAGGTGGTCTTCGATTGCTTTTTCGGCGTCAGGCAAAAGACCTCGCGCACCTGACGTTCGCCGCCCTCATCCTGCGCCCCCATCAGCGCCCGCACGATGTCGCGGAACCAATCGCCCGCGGCGTCGGCCAGCGCCGGCCGGCCGATCACATCGGGCAACCGCAGCTTATCGAAGATCGCCACCGCGCGGCCCGCTTCCGCGCTGTCGAGCCACGGCAACGGCGGCATCAACGTCTGCCCTCGCCGCAACCGAACTTCCCAATCCGGCAGGGCGAAGGGCGACATCATCGGCTAGTGAACCAGATGGCCCCACTCGTTGCCGTGCCCGGCTTCTTCGGACGCGACCTGCGCCTGCTCCTTTTTGCCCAGCGCCTCGGGCCGCGGCGTCGTAACCGGCGCCGGCGCGTACTCGCTCCAGCCGGCCCGCACCTTCAGCCAGAAGATTGCCGCCGTGACCGCCCCGGCGCCGCTGCCGGTGGCAATCGTGAAAAGGTTCTGCGCGACCCGCGTGTTCGCCTTGACGTGCCCGAGGTCGAGCTCGTCGCGATAGTGCTCGCGCAAGGTCTTCGCGCTAATGCCGATAACCCGCGAAATGTCCTCCTCGGGAATGCCAAAGCCGGCCATCGCCTCGACGCTCTTGCGCCCGTTCTCGGTCGGCTCGTGCCGATTGCGGCCGTCGCCCTCCTTGACTCCCTTTGGTCGCCCTGCTCCCGGTCTGGCTCCGCCCCGTGGCATCTACGCTGCCACCGCACGCAGCCGATCATCGGCGACCGCGGCGAAGCTGCGCCCGTCGCCTTCGAGCGTCGCCTGCTCGCCGGTGAAGTTCTGCCAGCGCAACACTGCAACGTCGACATACGCCGGGCTGATCTCGATGGCGTGGCAGGCGCGGCCGGTCATCTCGGCGGCTATGATTTGGGTTCCCGCGCCAGAAAATGGCTCGAATGCCAGGGCCCCGGGATCCGAAAATGCTGTGAGCATTTCCGAGGCTAGGCCGACAGGGAAGACCGCTGGATGTTTGCCGGCATCGCCCAAACCGCCTTTGTGGCGCGTCACTCGAAAGACACTGTCAGGGATCTTTGTCTCTTGGATCGCGCTTGCGCCTTTGCTGCGACCACCAATACTCCCGTCCTTATTTCGCAAACCGCCGTTGCTAATGACACCGGCCATCTTGCTCTCTTTCGTCTTGCGCGCCCGCTTGGCTAGACGATTAAAGTGAAAGACGAACTCGTGCGACGGCGCGAGCCTGCCGTTCCAATCGCCAGGCAGGCCTGGCCCCTGATCCCAAACATACCACCCGAACCGGCGCCAACCGGCCGAGCGCATCCATTCGATCCAGCCATCCCAATAAGGCATCCACTCGCCGGCGCGATGTACCAGACCGAGGTTCACTAGAACCTGCGCATCGTTCTTCACCGGGAGGATGGAGAAGACGCCACGCATCGTGGCATCCCAATCATTGATTTCACCGCCGTCGTAATCACGCTGTTGTGCATAAGGCGGTGATGTGAAGCAAATTTTGGCACGCTCGTCGCACATAGCTTTACCAACATCGGCAACGTCCATGCTGTCGCCGCAGACCAGCCGGTGCCGCCCCAACAGCCAAACGTCGCCAAGCACGCTCGCCGGCCTAGCCGGCGGCTCAGGTGCCTCGTCTGGATCGGTTAGACCCGCGCTCGGCGGCGCAAACAGCGCCTCGAGCTCCTCGGCGCCGAACCCCAACAGCCCCATGTCCACCTCGAGCCCGCGCAACTCGCCAAGCTCCAGCCGCAGCAGGTCGTCGTCCCAGCCGGCGTTTAGCGCCAGCTTGTTGTCAGCGATCCGGTAGGCGCGGACCTGCGCCTCGCTCCAACCCGCCGCCACCATCGTCGGAACCGACGTCAACCCCAACTCAGCCGCCGCCAATACCCGGCCATGCCCGGCGATCAACCCGCCACCCTCGTCGACCAGCACCGGAACCGTCCAACCCCATTCCTGGATCGATGCGGCCAGTTGCGCCACCTGTTCCGGCGAATGGGTGCGCGCATTGCGCGCCGCCGGCACCAGCGACGACAACGGGCGGCGCTCGACTTTGTCGGCCGGCCAGTGGGTTTTCATGCGCGGTAGCCCTGGGAAAAAAAATCTTTCGCTGAG